CGCCGCCGACGATGTGGCGGACCTTGAACTCGATCGAGTCCGAGTCAAAGTCGCCGCCGAAGGCGCCGACGTCACCGCCGCCGATCATAGAGGCGTTGGCGCTCTTCATGAACAGCTGCGGTTCTTCGAGGCCACGGAGGAACCCGATCTCGACTGCCGGCCGCTCAAGCTGCGCCGGGTCGGCGAACAGGAACCAGGCGGTTTTCCCGACGGTACCAGTAGTGACGATCTTCGAGATGTACGGAGCGACGGAAACCTTGAGGTTGCCGAAGAGCCCGGGGGTCTTGATCGTCGTGTTGGTCCCCGAGGAGATCTCTGTCTGGATCGTCTTGACGATCTCCTGTGCGGTGATCTTGAGCGCAGGAGGCACCACGAGGACGGCGGGGTCGTTAAAGATCGGCTCGTCCCCCTTGTCTGAGAGGTCGGCCATCACGCCGGCGGCCGTCTTCAGGTTGGCTGCGTTCAGGGCAAGCGTGAGCTTGTTACCGTTCGCATCGCTGAAGAACGTCGCATCTGGCCCGTTCGCGTCGCAGATCAGCGATGTAGCGAGTCTCTCCGTAGTGCGCTTGGCAGCAATGCCGAGCCGGGACGGGGTGGTCGTGAGCGCCGAGAGGTCGTCGTTGACAAACGCCTCCCAGGAGAACTTGAACTTCCGCCCGAATTTCTCGACCTTGTAGGCGTATTTGCCCTCGTCGAGTTCGGCATACGGATACTCCGTCGCCTCCTTGACTGAGGAGAGCACCCCGTCCCCGAGATCGAGGTAGTGCCGCTCCAGTGTGCGGAAGTCCTTCGCGTCGCGGTAGATACTGCACCAGTCCTGGTAGGAGGTCGGGTACGGTCGGTATCCGCCGAGCAGCGTCCGGTCGATGACGCCGCCGAGCAGCCCGGGGAAGTCGCTGGTGGTCATTGCCTCTGCGAACCGTGCGCGGGCGATGCGTCCCCGGCGGAACTCGTCGATGAACTGCATCGTCTCGACGAGCTTCTGCCGGTATTCGGGGTCGGTGTCGAACCGCTCCCGGAGGGTCGGGCTCAGGTTGTGCCCGTCAGTTTCGAACAGATTTTTTCCAATCATATTACTCAGCCTCTGCAGGGAGGAATTCGAGCATCAGTGCTGCCTCGGCGAGTGCTGTTGCGGATCCGGTTTTCGTAGCCGTGAAGAGCACGACATCGCCCGCCGCAAGAACCTTGTGCGTCGCGTTGAGGGCGCCGAGATCCAGCGCCTTATACGCTACGAGTGCCGAACCGCCAGTCACCTTGGTGCTCTTCTCGACGATCTTGTCGGTGCCGGTGCCGTTCGCACCCTTATCGGTCAGGGTGAACGTCCAGTAGTTGGTATCGTTCGCGGCCACGGCGTCCTTCGTGACGATCTTTGCGGCGTTCAGCGACCCGGCGGTCGGTGCGACGAATACGACCTGCGACGTGGTTGCACTCACAGCGCCGAGCGGGACGATGATCGCCCGGCTGTTCGCGGTGGCGGAGAGTTTCGCGACGGTCGCCGCTCCGGCCGCGAGGTTCGCGGTGCTGATACTGCCTGCGCCGAGGGTGCCTGCGCCACCAGGGGCGCAATCGTGGTAGACCTTGATGGTCGCGGTCTGCCCGGTCGCGATTGCTGCCAGGGCGATGCCGTAGTAGTAGCCGCCGGCAGATACGTTGTCGAGGACTGGCGTCGCGTCGTCGTGGTACCAGAGAGGTGCCCCGACCGCGATCCCGGTGTTACCGTTGTCCTTGACGGAGAACTCCGCGACGAACGGGCCGGTGTTAACCGTAGTCTTCCCGGCCGCGTCCTCGTCGGTGAGGGCGATCCCGGTCAGGTTGCCACAGCGGACAGGGTCGCCACTGTTCGGCTCGTCGGGCTTGGTGCAGGTGAGATCCAGCACCCAGCCCGGCTCATACTTGATGTTCTTTGCCATGCTTGATCACGCTCCCTTGACGGCGGCTTTTGCCTCCGCCTCACTCAGCCCGAGCCGTATGAACCCGGCGACGAGCTCCTTGTCCGTCTCTTCGAGGGTCTTAGTCTGCCCGCCGGATGCCCCAGCGCCCATGCCCTCGACCCTGCCGGCGCCGAGTTTCGCGAGATACTCGGCCTCGCTCTTGATGGCGGCCTCGATCTTCGCGGCGTAGGCTGTCTCGTCGATCTTGCCATCCTTGACGACCGGGTCCTTCGCGAGCGACTCGACGACCCGCGCCTTGGTGAGGTCGGGGATCTTGGCGTCCTTGACCCTCGCCTCGACGAACGTCCGCGCCTCGACGAGGAGCTGTGCCTCCTTGAGCCGGGCGATCTCCGCCTTCGCCTCGTCGAGCGCCATCTCGGTCTCGGCGAGTTTCTTCTCCTGCTGTGCCTGCGCCTCCTTCATGGCGGCGCTGTTCTCGATCTCCGCCCGGAGCGCCTCGATTATTTCGGGGTGCTCTTTGCGGAGAGATTCGAGCGTGAGTTTCGATGTAGAGGTAGTTTCTCCCATGCTGCTGTCTCCTGCTGCTTTCTGTTCGTCTGTCGGTTCTGGGGGCCGGGCGTTCCTGAACGCCTCCGCGATGCCCCCGCCGCGGCCGGGCATGGTGACGAAATCGACCGAGCGGGCGGCGACGATCCGGGTGATGATATCGCCCTTCTTCCCCTCCGCCTCGCCGGTTTTCGACTCGCCCCACACGTAGTGGGAGAGTCCGATGTACGGCCCCATCTCCGCCACGGCGTCGCGGTAGGCGGAGAAGACCCGGGCCCGGGCGTAGATCCCGGGTCCCTTTGGGCCAGTCTCCTGCCACTGAGCGTCCTCGGTCAGGACGCCGGCGAGGTCCCGGAGGTCCCGCTCCGGCCGCTCCTTCTCGTCGCTCTTGCTCGGGTGGTTCCAGTACATCTGGAGCCCGGCCGCGTAGACTCGAGCGTTCACTGCTTGCTGTAGGACCTCCCGGGAGTAGTAGCCCGATGAGCCCCACCCGGGGTCGATGATCTTGATAGGGATCGTGCCCTTGTCGTCGGTCTTTGCTTCGATGAGCGGGACGATGCCCGCTGCGAACTCTTTCATGCTGTCTGTCACACTCTCCATCTCTCCGTTCATGTTGTCGGCCTCCGGCGGTACAGGGTGGCGCACCGACACCCCGGGAACCTGGGGGGGTGCTGGTGGCCGGATGGGAACGGTTCATCGACCGGGATCCACCCCGCCTGCGAGTTCGCCCGGCACCCGGCCGAGACTCGCTCGTCGCCGACGGTGCTCCACGACTTTTCCATCTCCAGGCCGACGGCCGTCATCTCGTCGATGACCAGGCGGTTCCCGGTCTCGTACGCCTCGGCCGCTTCAGTGACCGCGATCAGTTCCGCCCGGTTGCGGATGTGGCGAGGCCTAGTGACCGGGACTGCATACTCGTCGTACTTCGCCGCGATCGCCTGGGCTACCTGCTGGTAGTTGTAGCCCTCCTCCATCCCTTGCGTCAGGATACGGGTGAGGTCGCCCCGGGTTGTCGCGTCGATCTCCTCAACGGACGCGACCGCCTGCGCTTTGATGGCAGCGATCGCCCGGGGGTTTTTGAGGTCAAACGCAAAGCCGACCCCGAACTCCGCCACCCGGTGCTTCGCGGCGGCAGCGATCGCGGCCCCGGCAGCCTCCTCGATCGGGGCGAGGAAGTCGGCGAGTGTCGCCCGGTAAGCTGCTTCGAGTGCCCCCTCGATCGCAGGGAGGGGAGAGGCCTCGCCGAGGATCCTCGGGCCGACCCGCTCAAACTCGCGCATGAAGACGGCCCGGTGCGCCCGGAACGCCTTCGCCATCTGCCCGGCGAGCTTCGTCTCGATAGGTTTGAGTGCCTGGTCCCGCTTCCAGATCTTCGTCAGGGCGGTGATGCTTTCGAGGAGGTCGCGGAGCGGAGTCATGCCGACACCTCCCGGAGGTAGGTCTCCAGCCGCTCGATCGCCGTCGCGAGCGCCGCCTCGCTGTCATCCGGCTGCGAGTCTTCGCCCTCTGGGAACCACTCCTCGACGAGGTCGGCGGCGTGCTCTTCCCCGAGGACGTCGAGGAGCATCCGAGTCAGATGCTTGATCGGGATCGTGCCGGCCGCTGCGGCGCCCTTGAGCGTGCCAGCGTGGATGATGGCATCAATCTGCTCGTTGAGGTCACGTTTGAGGATCGATGGGAACTTGACCTCGACCGCCCGGTTCATCGGCTCTCCCGTCTCCGGATCGATACCGAGCGTCACAATCCGGTCGCCGTCATCGTCGATCTCGACGGTCGCTCCCGCATGTAGCGGCCCGGACGGCATCATCGCGGCCTGGTCGATGATATAGTCGAGGATGTTGCCGAGGATCGACGACCAGAGGCTTTGCCGAGCGGTGAACTGGAGCTCCATCGGGCGCTCCATGGACTTCGCGGTCGCAAGATTCCCGGTGCTCGGGTCCCCGGCGAGGTAGGGCTCGTTGATACCGGTCGCGCTGCAGACCATCAGCATCAGTCGGCGGGCGTCGTCCATGCTGGTCGTGATGCCGGAGGTCTTGATCGGCTCGAGCTTCGTCCCGGGCGTCGTCACAAACGTTCCACCGACCGTGCCGCCGCCCTGTGCCCGAGCCTCGGCGAGCCCCT